ATCATGTGACAGTGCTGGAGTTCCTCCGGGAGCAGGGGGTTACGGATTGCAACCAGCTGACTGTTGATACCATTCAGAGGATTGATGATACCTTGCATAAGCGGATGGTGAACGGGAAGCCCATGATGCAGGTGAGCGTGTACGGCTACCATAAGGTGCTGCGTGCCTACATCCGTAGAGCTATCCGGGCCGGAGTTCTGGAGCATGATCCCTACTCCAGGTTCAAAACAAACAAAGGGGTGTCGAGGCCCAGGGAGGTACTTACCATGGATGAGGTCCGACGCATCCAGGATCTCCAGACTCAAAGTCTATACATGCAGCATGTGCGTGACCTGTTCCTGCTTCAGATCTGGACGGGACTGAGCTATGCGGATCTGATGACGGCAGATTTTACAACTGCTGCCGATGGAACGCTGACAGGCAACAGGAATAAGACCAGTGTGACGTACACTACCGTGATGCTTCCACAGACAGTGGAGATCCTGGAGCGGTACAGCTACCATATCCCTGTGATGGCCTATGATGACTACCGGCGTATGCTCATGCCGATGGCCGAGCTGTGCGGCATTAAGAAGCATATCAGCACCCATACCGGGCGGCATACTTTTGCTACTACCATTGCCCTGGGACATGGAGTTCCCATTGAGATCCTGAGCAGGATGATGGGTCATACCAACATAAAGACCACGCAGATCTACGCACGGGTGCAAGGTGCCATGGTCCAGGAACAGGCGGAGCGTCTGGCCGGGATGCTATAAATTGCAAAGCCAGGCTGTCATCACTGATGGCCTGGCTCTAATAATCAATGAGAATTATCCTTATCTGCCTTGGTTATGTGAGTGCGCCTGTACCTACGAACTGGAAAGAGCCCTGCACCAGGTTGCCCTTGGTTGCAGTTATCTTGCAATTCTTGAGGATGGCGGTGCCAGTGACTCCGGTACTATCAGATTGGTTGCGGCCACGGAACTTGAGGGTGTAGGTAGTGCCTACGTTCAGGAGTTCCCGGACACTGTTGTATGCCAGCACCAGATAGCTGACGTTTATGCTCCAGTTTTTGCGGCCAGCGATGTATTCTTTCCACTGTCCTGATGTAGGGGAGCTGATTTCTATCAGATCAGCTCCGGATTGGATCTCATTAGATACTGTCCCTGCGATGGCTGTGCCTGCGCGATAGATGAGGATGTTATTGCCGAGTAGTGCCATATTAAGTTACTTCTATGAATTTGACTTCTTGAGTGTCGTCTCTCCAGTTGTGCTTTGCATCGACGGCAAAGTAATCTTTGAGTTGCGAGTCTCTAAATACTTTTGAGAATATATCAACCAAAGGTTTTCCTATTGCGGTCATAGTTCGACGTGTTGCGCCATAGTAAGAGGACATTCTTTGCAGCAGATTGAGTTCTGGGCGAACATCCTGATAGGAGTTTCCGGCATTGTATGCAAGTGTCTGAATATATGACTGGTAGTAGCGCATAATGAACCTCTGGCTTTTTATGTTATTGTTCAGTGTGCCTATTACCAGGGAATTTTCTATCTCGTCAGTGAAACCACTATTTACTATTGACTTGCGATACACATTTTCAGTGCGTTGAGAAGCAGTTTCGTCAATCGTGGGTAAATACTGGATGTTAAGGTCCGATATTATACGCGAATGGACGATCTGGTACGCATTGACGAACTGTGCAGTAGCATAGCATCTGATTGAAAATTCAATATCACCGGACAAAGATGAGTCAACAGGGATAAAATATCCGGCAGACTCATCGACATTCATGCTGCTGGTCTTGTTGCTGGCTACATGATCACCATCTACTGTCAGAATGAAGCCTCTGTCGTTTGAAACCCAGGCAGAGCCGCTCCAGTATTTAGTGCCAAACCTAAGTTTGACGTTCATAAAACTGACGCTCTTACCTCCGAAATAGAGCTGACTACTTGGGCTACCAACATCTCCGAGCTCAAAATTATAGTTGTTGAATTGGATGTTGAGATAGCCTCCGATAAAGCTATATGAGATGGGGCTCTTTATCGAGTAGATGATATTGGTTGGTAGGCTTTCTGTGGCGTTGCTGACATATAACTGATTGAGGAATAAGCCATTTTTTAGTACCGCTGACAGATTGCTATTAAGGGTTGATTTCCATCTGCACGGGAAGGCTCCCATGATGCAAATGGTGTCATATTGCTTATAGAGAGGTATGCCTATCACAGAGCCAGCTACACAATCATTGAAATTGGTAGTCAAAGGTGTACCACTACCAGCGTAACCATAATAATTGAACGTCTCGATATTGTTGGATCGAGGAGGATGGGGTTGCACATAAGCAGCACAGTTGCTTATGGGAGTTATCTGGTGGACTGTGGTGGCATCCTCGGTTGTCAAAGGAAACGTGATCTTAAATGGGAGCTTGTCTGTAGCTGGTACTGTTATTTTTACCGCTTTATGCCCTTGCATGAAGCTAAGCATGTTATTGCGGCCTTTGAAGGTGAAGTTGTCCAGAAGACTGGGAAATGTAACTAAAGCAGCAGTAGGAGATAGAGGGGTGTCATCATGTGCCATGCTGTGTATTTGCGCCCATGTATAGACAGCTGTCCAAAGAGTCTGGTTTCCGGAGTCTGTGGTTATCAGGTCATATTGTGCTATATATATCTTCTCACCATCTTCACGCATCATAAATCCGTACAGTTTTAGAACGGCTGAGATGGCTTCGTAATAGGTCTGACCTATCAGCTCAACAGTGCTGTCACCCTGGTTGTCAATCTGCTCCTGTTCAAAGAAAACAGGGAATTGAATATCAACCAGGAACAGGTCCTCATTACTGTGATAGAGACTGGATACGACAGTGATTGAAGTTGGAGCCAGAATGTTGTTCATCTCAGTGAATAACAGATCAAGCAGTAGGGCGAAGGAACGGATAGCACCGGCAGTGGTTGATGGCAAATAGAGATCCTGAGCTACGCCGAGGATGGACTTAACAGGAAACTCTATGACCTTTTTCTGTTTATCCCAGCTCTGGGTGAAGGCATTTGCACACATAAAACCTCTCCAAACGCATGTTGAGTCTGTGAAGTTGCTTCCACTCCAGGAACCAGTGTAGAGCTTGACCATCTTAGAGAGGTTATTAGTAGGCATAAGGGTCTGCATAAGATTGCCAGACTCTGTATCGTCTATGACTCGAATGTAACCTGTCTGCTCACGGATGGGTGTCAGAAAATCGTCATCGTACTTCTCGGAGGTCTCAAAAGGATTGTCGGCCCCGGTCAAAGTAGTGACAGAGCCAGATGTCTGCTCATATATGTAGAGCATGTATTGAGTCCCTTCTTTGGACTGGAACGGTATTCTGTATCGTTTATAAAAAGCCATAAATCTATTCTTTAGATGATGCCTCTCTGACGAAGCGTCTTGGTTGTTATCAATTCTCCATAGCCAGCTCCTCTCAAATAGTTGTTAATACCGAGGAAGATGTCCTGGCCAGTTACAAACGGTCTTGCATAACCGCCTTCAGAGGTGCCGTCAGTTTCCTCGAGCTGGCTGACCAAATTACCTTGCTGCGCCCGATTGAGGATCACTTCACCGGCATTAGCCAGCACTGGTGTGACATCACCGGAGTAGTGGGTTCCTGGAACGGTATATCCGGTAGCAGCACGTGGTACTACACCTCCATGAGCGGCCATCATAATCATGGCTCCTACCTTAACAACATCCATAGCCATGTCTGCACCCTCTGTGGCAGCTGCTGCTGTAGTGGCGGCAGTATTAGAGAATAGTGCTGTAGTATTAGCTATGAGTGCCTGGACGAGAGATATGCCGGTAGAGACAAGAGAGCTGGCAGTTGAACCGGTGATGATTTCGGCTACGGTCTTGACACCTTCAATGACGCTCATAGCTCCCTGTGCTGTCTGAATGAACTCTTTGGTCCCGTCTGATACTTTCATTCCCATCTGGTCGAGACCAGATGTTACCTGAGACAAACCATTTACTAAATTTTTGCTTGTATCAAGTAGTTCTGATTCTTTTGACTCTTTTTTCTTGCTGGATGATGAAACGTCTCCGGTATTTACATCTATAGTGATGGCATCCAGCCCGAGTTCTTTGCGCTTCTTATTGATGGCATCGGCAATGGCTTGCCAGTCGGCGTTCTCAACTCCCTCCGGACTGAGCACACGATCCCAGAAGTCCTGACCGGTCTCGTCAGCAATGTCGAACAGAGCGGTACCCAGTCCGGCGGACAGCGACTCCTTGACGAGGTTCTGGAGCATGTTGGCATCGGCCAGTTTGGAGGTGAGGCCGTTGTAGAGATCTGAACCCAGATCCGCCTGGTTTATCTGTTGCTTGAGTTGTGTGATGTAAGCGTTGAGTCCGGCAGAGGTGGTGATGCTCAGGCCACGGGCCAGCTCCGGCTGAACCTTAAACTCCACTGTGGTGCCCTCAATGTCACTTGTCAGGCTGCGGAACTGATTGTAAGCCTCGGCGGTATTGACGGTGACAGTCATAGTCTTCTCGTCCACTATCATGCCCTCCACTTCACGGAGCTGATCCATGAACTCGGAGTCATTGATGGTGAAAGTTGCCTGAAGACCGTCACGCCACTGACCCTTGAAGGCCTCTATCTGGAATTGAGTCTGCTCAATCTGCTGCTGATACTCAACCCATTCACGTGGATTAAGAGCTTGCGATTGTGCTTCCTGAAGGTCTTTGAGCTGCTGAGTGAGTTGAGGCAGAGAACCGGCAGGAAAAGAGATAGCCTCATCAGTTTTTGTGGTTTTAGCTTGGTTTTTCTCCAATTCCATGAGACGCTGGTTGCGCTGCTCAATCGTTTGGTTGATCTTCTTTCCTTCGTCTATTATAGTCTTTAACTGCGTGTCAGTTGTCTTGAGAGAATTATTGTACGCATCAGCTTCTTCCTTCGAGAAAGTGAATGGACCTGTGTCATTCTTTCCACGTATAAACCGGCCATTGTTGTAAGTGGTTTCACCCCATTGGTTCGGTGTGTCATCACGACGTAGACCTTCAGTCTTACGAACCTGATCCAGGTACTCTTTTGGGACGGTATAATAGGCCTGCACGCGCTTCTGATTATAGACATCAACAGCCTGCTGCTGGAGATCCATCTTCTGACGGTACAGCTCAACCATATTGGCTGCAATGGCGGCGGCTTCGGCACGACGACGGAATCCGTCAATCACAGTAGCTGTATTCTGTTCAAAGACATCCTCGGCACTTTTGAGGTTATTGACACTTATGCCGAGATCGTCAAAGGCCTTCTTGTTATCCTTAATCCATTTGTTCTTCTCGGCTTCTCCACTGATTGACATCCAGGCACGTTTGAGCTCGTCGAACTTGACCATCATCTGAGCATATTCTGACGACAGAGTGCTACGGTAGTCCTCGGTGGCTTTCTTGGCTCGCTGTAAGGCTTCCTCGTTGAGTTTGGTGTCAGCAGCGGCTTGTTTCTGATGCTTGGAATAAATAACCAAAGCAGAGATCACAGCAGCAATAGCAGAAGCCAACAGAACGTAGGGATTACTTTTTGAGACCGCGTTCAGTGCTTCTCCTGCGACAGCGGCCATCTTGGTGTTCTTTGCCAGGAGGGCTTGAGCTGCTGCATGAGCAGTTGTCTGAACAGTGTCTATTCCTTGCATTACTGCACTCTCTTTCTGGAGCGAGTTTTGGATTTGAGTGAGCCCGTTGGTGACGGCCATTGCAGCTTGCAGCTTAGCGATGACCTCCACATTGTCGCCCATGTCAATGCCTAATAGCTTGGCGGCTCCCTGTAGAGTCTGAAAACTGGAGACGGTCACCCCTGCGGCACCGGCAATCTGATCAAAGACACGGGTGTCGGATGCAGCATTCTGGATGGCGGCATTCACATCGTTCATTGCATCACGGGCTTCACCGGCACGCTCAGTAAGTTGCTGGATGCCTTTAGCTAAAGCCAGACCGAAGGGACTCTCTTTTTCCTCGTCGGTGAGTGAGCGGTAAGTTAGGGTGAGGTCAGTGATAGAGCGGGACATCTCACGAATGTATTGTGTTCCGCCCTTGGCTACTGTGTCCATGCCGCCCAGAGCTTGCACGAACTTCAGGGTCTCCTCTTCAACAATGGCTAAGGTGCCGCCTATGTTACGGCATTTCTGAACATAAGCATCCAGACCCTGAGCTGCACGCTTGAGTTTGGAGTCATATTCCTGAGAATCGACTTTAAGTCTGAGGATTGAATCTGCCATATATAATTAGTTTTTCTTGTTCAGTATATTGTTCAGTTCTGTATCTATGAGGGTTGCCAGATGATCAGCTGCTTGTACCAGCGCACGCTCACCGGCTCCACGGAAGAAGTTACGTGCTGTGATTTGACCACGGTTGCCGGTATTTGGATGCTTGTTCCATTTGTCAACTTTTCGGCGATCGTCGGTCTTGAATTGTATGTTACGGCCATTGGTACCAGAGTTGACAAAACGCAGGATGAAGCCACGATCATTGGGACCATAGGACATGATGCGCTGAGTGTTCATGCTGCGAGGCCGGCGGTTGCCTCCTCGCCCGGTGTTTCCTTTGCGGGGCGGCTCATAGCTGGTGCGTCCATGAGCTTGATGACTGTTGTAGATATTGATATTAGCTCCCAGGATCTGTTTATATACGGTAGTGCGTACAGAACGTCGTGCCTGACGCGGATCTCCGTTCTGGAACTGGATGCTGTTTACCACCTGAGCCCTGGCCTCGAGAATGACCTGGCGTATGAGTTTCTGCAAGGCCTTCTGGGTCTGGGGGTTAGTGGACAGAGCTTTCTCAAGAATCTGCTTCTGTTCGACAATAGCTACATCATTGACATCCAGTCCAATCATTACAAAACGGGCATTTTACATCTACTATAAAATGCCCGTTTTTGCGACTTTGGTTTACTGTTGATTTTTAGCATTTTCCTCGGCCATCATCTTTCTTAGGGAGGCCACCACCTCCGGTGTCGGCTGGTCGCCGACCTCCTCATCGGTTGAGTCCCAGGGGAAGGGTAACAGGTCTTTCGGACTGCGGATTCCGGCTTTCTTGAGATCGGCCATAGAGGTGGACATGATGCAATAGGTAGACCACCGGATTGCGCTCCAAATCTCTCGGGTGCGTCGGCTATAGCCCCTGGTTATAAGTAGGATCTCCCAATAGGAGAGTTCATAGAGATACTCGAGTCGGGGAACTCCTATCTCGCCCACAAGGTATTGATAACGCTCATGGGCGGTTAGGAGTTTTTTGGTTTGGCCTCCTTTTCCTCGTCATCTTCGTTCTTTACATCTTCATCCTTGATTACAGCCGGTACCAGGTACCAGGCAGTGCGGAGCTCTATGACGGTGGCAATGAGAGTCTGTACTTCTTTGGAGGTGGCGTTATAGAGAATGTCATCAGCAGTTACGGGAGCCTCCTCACCCTTACGCTGATATGCGGCGATGACAGCAGCTATGGCCAGACGTATATAGTCGGTGGTAGTAGCCCGGAGTTGTATCTGCTCATGACCGTCATTATCCTTCATGCTCTGGGGAATAAAAACCTCACATGACTGGCCACTGATGGATTCATAGCCGGTCTCGGTGGCGGCACAGTAGAGCATTTCTACCTCTTTGCCGCAGATGGTGATTGTCTTAGAGTTCATAGTTCATTTTTAGGGGTTGGTAAAATAAGCCCCGCTATTATAATAACGGGGCTTGATGTAAGGTTAGCTGATTAAGATGCACTCAGCGCACCAGTGCCTGTGAACTGACAGGTGAGTGTCGAGTTCTGACGGTTGGCGGCGGTCATGTTATAATCAGTGAGCAGAGCCTGACCGACACGTTTGAGTGTTGAACTCTGGGCGGTACGGTTGTTGGTACCACTTGTCTGGTCGAAGGTCAGAGTTACGGGAGTCTGAGCGATGATGACACCCAGCAGATCTGCGGGGAGCTCGCCGTTGCTTCCGTTGTCAGTCAGAGTGACAAGGCAGTCGGTCTGAACGTCCCATGAGAGACCGGTGACCTCGTTGACTGCCCAGTTATCTGTATCGTCCTTGGTAGAGGCATCCTGCACCTGGGCAGATATGTGCAGCTGGCAACTTGTCGCCATAGCTATACACTTGCCACCTACCATTACACGTAGGTTTTGTCCTTTAATTGCTGCCATTTTCAGTTATGGGTTAGTGTCACAGTTGTAGGTCAGATTCTGATAGTAGCAGGGCTTGATGGGATCATACTGAACCGGGCCGGAGCTGAGCACGTAGTCCTGGGGAACCAGGTCATAATCCTCGGATGTATGGCCTTCGGTGTCCTCGAAGTAGGCTATCACAGCATCACGGACTCCCTGGGCGAGTGTGCCCAGATCTTCCCGGTTGTCGGCGGTGATCTCAATGCTGATCTGCACCTTGTCGGTATCACCCTCAAAAGAGTTGTCCTTGGTGAGGCCCTCATTC